AAGTTTTTTTCCAGTGGAATCAATTAAAATAATTCTGTAATCAATATATCCTGCCAGTATATCGCCGAAATCCAGAAAAGCGTTTCCATCCACCGCCGAAATTTTAATATTTGATATTTCTCCTTCAATGAAGTTTTTAACATCGAAATAATCTCCGTTGCCTGAGAGGCCGTAATCATATCTTAATCTTAAACCGCCATAACCTTCATCATAACGTAAGCCGCCGGAAATTCCATCCCACGAAACATCAGGCAGGCTAAGCGTTTCCACGACATTCAATCCTTCCAGCGCCGCGATGTCGCTAACCACTACGGAAGCGTTACGGCTTTTGTTGCCCTTGTAATCCACAGCCTTGATCAGATACGATCCCACCATCGCGGGGACTGTAATAGACGTTGCCGGTTTTCCCACTTTATTAATTAAGGGTGTCGCGCTTCCCCACGTCGCGCCCGCAGTAAGGCTGGAATATCTGATTTCGCAATGAGAGTAATCTATATCCGGCACTGCATCCCACGACAGAAAAGCGTTACTGCCAATTATATTACAGATAAAGTTTTCCACGTCCGGCGGTTCTTCCGCCTGACCCGTTACGACCTCAATGTGGGGCTCTGACCAATCAGAGAGCGCGCCATAAACAGACACCGCGCGGATTTTAATTCTGTAAGTTTCGCCATCTTGAATACCAGAAATATAAGCAAATCTATTCCCGCCCTCAATCGTCAGCCATTTCCATTTTGTCTCCAGTGTTTCCAGTTTATAAATCAGCTGGTAACGGTCAATCGGGATTGATGTTTCGGAAACGGAAAAATTAACAAGGATTCTTGTTTTAATTACACCATTTACAACTTCCAGCGCGTTTGTTCCCGACTCCACGCTAATAATTGTTGGCACGGAAGGTTTGATTTTTGTTATGTCCACGGGGCGCGTGATGTTTGGATCATACTCAGGAATACCGCCAGCGCGTAGTTGATAAATTTCAGGCGCAACATCAACAAGCGTCAGTTTCGCCGTAAAATCGTCGCTTCTTTCAATTCCCTTAACGATACATTCTGTTGTTTCCTTACCGGTTTCGCCGAACATCGCGAGGTCGCCAACTGATGGCGCAACGGCAATGGGTATGCCGGTTTCCAATGTAAAAGTAAGAGTATTAGTAATGCCACCGCTGTTATCTACTGCGTAGCAGACAGAAGTGTTGTCCTCGTCGGCCAATCTAAAACGGCAGGAATAATCTTTGCCCGATTCAAAGATTACGTTTTCATCGAGTGTAACGCTTGTTACATGAGTTTCTTCTGTGTTGAGAGTTATCTCTTTTACCCTTGCGGAGCCACTACCCCACAACGGAACATCATGCGTAACAAAAACATGGGAGCCGCGGCGCGCCACTAGGTGTTCAAAATCCATAAATAGGGTAAACGTTTCCGGCCTTAACTTCGCTTGACCGATATGATACCTTCCCAATTTCCAAACCAAACTAGGCTTTGTGATTCCATTGAATTTCAGAGATTCAAACAAAGTAGCGTTGCTTGCATTGTAGCCATCATCATACACAAAGCGTTCATCGGTTAGGTAATTGTTTTCTTCATTAACAAATTGAATCCTGAAAGCGTGAGGCTTATTGTAGAAAATTTTCGAAGACGAAAACCCCCACGAGTTCCGAGGCGTGATATGCTGAACCACAGGTGAATCTTCAGCATCCCAAATCACACTATGCGCCCCGTCAAATGATGGGGAAGCACAGGCGCTTGCCGCAATATCAATCAATGTATCGGTAACGGAAGCCGTGAAGTCGCGAATCATATTAAATTCAAATCCTTCGCTTGCACAAAAATCGTAAAACTCGCCGTACCTATCCTCGTCAATTTTTTCTGATGTTACTTTTTTAACATTCGCTGGATGTTGTAAAACCAGACGCATTAACGCCGCCGGATTATTTGAGGTCGTTTTCACTTTATCTATTGCCGTTGTGTCCCACGCCTCACCGTCCCATGTTTGCGCGTAAGAAGAAATTTCTCCATTAAGCTCGTCTATCACCCCATTTAATTGATTAGTCGCTCGTATCCGCAAGCAGGTCATCGCTAATGGCTGAGGGAACGTAATAGGGTCTCCCTTCACCAGACCCCTTAAAACATACCAATAAGATTTTGTGACAATTCTTGTACTATCATAATCGTTTGTGATTCGTGTCATTCGCACTTCGTAGTTTTTTGCGCTGTCAACTTTCCATCTGTGGCCGCGCCTTACTGTAGTCGTTGAATTATCAGTTACGTTGAAGGGGTCATCAAGATAAGTAATGCTACCCGAAGCCACTACAAGGCTGTATGTTTGTGGCACTCCGATTACAGGATTCGCTAGGTAATCAAAATCCATTTTTACGCTGACCGTAAACCCGCTTACACCTTCAACTATCAGGTTTTCGTATTCCCAATGGGGCGCCGTCTCTCTGTCGGAAACATATTTAATTGTTGCAATCCTGTAATATCCCGAAAGGGTCGATGTGCCTTGATATAACTGGAATACTCCCCCTGTATTTACATACAGGGAATAAGTTGTGTTGGGATGAGATTGAACAGTAATCAATGGCCACGTTACACCCGCGTAACGATGTTTAAGCTTTTTCTTGACTGTTGTCCATTTATCTGTCCCCACTTCGCGGTACTCCAATCGTAATCGGCAATTTACTGCACCGTGCCAGCCCTCATTACTAAAAACACAAAGACCAGCCGGAAACATCACATCAACACTTAATTCATCCACAGATTCCGGCGCGGTTCGCGTCACCGCTCCGTCCGCTTTTTTTAGTTCAATATTGATAAAGCTCTGCGTCACCGACTTGGGGAATAGAGTTAAATCCGCGTCATCGCTGCGCCCCTCCACAGTTTCAATTTCCACATCTTCAAATTCACCGTCTAACTTAGTGCCGTCGCTTGACAATAACGTATCGCCAATTTTAATATTTCTAATTTTTAGTGGGCCGTACCCCCAAACAAAAACCATTCTTATATATTCGTCGTTGCCAACAATTTCTGTATATGGTTTTGCGCCTAAAGGCGGATAAAATTTATGGGTTCCCAAAATTACTGGTATTGTGCCAAACGGGATAAGTCTGTTAGATGCTCCTTGTATTGAATAAGTCGGGCTATCTTCGGGCGACTCCGAACTTAAACCGGCAACGGAAATTGGGAAAGCCGCGTTAATAAGCATAGTCCCCGCCGTCATTATTCCCGCGCCCCATGCCGCGCCATACAGATTTGCAGCCGCGCCTTTTAAACCCAACTCGCCCGCGCTTAGAGCGCCGACGGGGCCGCCGAAATACCACGTCGCCGCGATAGCTACTACCATCACAACGATACTCAATATTGTCCGTAAGGGATTTTTCCCGCCCTCACTACTTGATCCATGAACAGGAATATAAACCAATACATGATCTTTATGCCCTGGAATAATATTCCAGCGGTCTTTGTTAATCAGCTCGCCGTTAATCTCTACAATAAAATCATCATTGCGATATAGGGTCGGAACGCCGCCCTGCTCATAAATATAATCAACAATATTCCTGATGCTCATTCCCTGCGGAACTGCGCACACACGCGGTGAACGGAAAGGACTAGGCGAAACTATGATTTTTGTATCTTCTAAATTCGGCAACTCGTTGCCTCCATGTGATAGAATTGTAATTCTCAATACACGAGTTTATTCCCGTCATAACGTGAATCATTTTTTTATTTCCAATTATTACTCCGCAATGCCAAACATATTCAGAAAACCTTAAAAGAATAACATCAAACACAATAGGCTTTTCCACCCTCTCCCATTTTTCCCGCTCGTCCTCCATAACCCGTGCTACATTTTTTAAGCAGGAAAAACTTTGGTTTATAAAAACCCCATTAAATAAATTAAGTTCGATACCTAATTGCTCTTGATAGATAAGAGCAACTAACCCGTAACAATCCGCGCCGTTTCTGTCTCTGCCGTCGCACTTAAACGGTATACCCACATAATTATTCCACCACATAATTATTCCACCACATCAAATAAACATTCCCTTGAAATAAGCAGGAGAAAAAGTTCCCGCCGGAAACGGCTCCTTTTGAAAAATATCCATTCTAACTTTTCCTGAAATTACGAACGCATCGTATGAAACTTCAGTAAGCGAAAATTCCGGCCATGACGCTTCCACCACGTCGGGCGTGTTATCCATAACAAGTTCTACCGTTACAGTCGCGGGTGTAAAAATAGTTCTGATTGTTTCCGTGTAGGCCCTATGAATATTATCCACTTCTAAAACCAGTTCCCCAAAGCCGCTTTCATCAACGCTCGGCAAACCAATACGAATCGGGAAGTGAATATAAGTTTCCCCTCTGGAGATAGTTCCATAAACCTTTTCTATCGCTGTAGTGAGTTCCGTCAATTCCTGCGTGGGGTCGGTAGATAGTCTAATTGGTTCAGTTAAATCTTCATGATCTATCGTTACCAGCAGGATTAATACCCTGCCGGTCTCCTGCGCGTATGCCGTCCGCCTAAAGTTTAAACTTACTTCCGTCATGGTAAAATCTCCAAACCTAGCGATACTTTCCAATCATTGCCAAAAGGTGTCCATGATGGAATGTCAGTGAATCGCATTTCAACAGAAATATCTTCGTCAACTATTTCAGGGTCAATCCAATTAAATCTCAATGAACCCCCCAAAATAGTATCTTCAAAAAAAGTCTTGAAATCGGCAAGCTCATCATGAGTAAAAATAATAGTTCCTTTAATCGGCCTGACTCCGCAAGTAGTTCGTCTGCGAATCTTCGCCGGGCCAACTTCCATAGCAGTCTTAACTGTTAAGTTAGGCATTGAGCTACCATACCCGTCAACTGTCATTCTTTGCGGTAATGTTTTAGGCCAATCCACCATAATTATCTCCCTACCAGTCTTTCCTTCGCGCTAAAGTTAGAACGCAATACTTTATTTGAAGATGAGCCGAATTGTCCCATTTTCTTTGCAACAACTTGGTCAATCATAACGTCAATCTGCATACCACCGTTGACTTCTTGCATATCTGTTGAGATTTCAGCACCGGCGTTATTTATTATGTTAATTGTCGGAGCTATGCTTCCACCTTTCGGAATAACCGTTTCACCTTTTTGTAGGATTGCCGGGTATTCATCTGGGGCTAAACCTTTATGTAATCTAGGCGCACCGGCGAATAAGGCAGGATTAACAAATCTTGTCTGCGGATTATCATAGCCAACTAATCCGCCCTTATGCCGCACGCCAACTCCGACAGGTATTGACGTTAAACCATCAACTCTAAAAAGACTTCCCGCAAAACTTGAAATTGCTCCAGCCAACGGTTTCATAATTTGCTGATAAAGAATCATCTTCATCAAGTCGGAAATCATGGATTGAATCATGTCGGAAAATGAAGCCTTACCGGTAAGGCAAAAATCAACTATCGCGCTGGCGCTTTCTTTTCCCCACCCCTCAATAGCTTGTTTTAGTTCCTCAAATCCATCTTTTGTTTTTTCTGTGGCTTTATTCATTTCATCAAGTGCCTGTTTAGAAGCTCTGCCGTAAGTGTCTTGGTCAATCGCCCCCATTTTTAAAAGCTGATTTAATCGCTCCATTGTTGTAGCGTAATTTTCGAAAGGTGTCCGAGTAGCTTCAAATATTCTCTTTGCTTCGGCAGTTGCGTCTGCAAGCTCTTTTGTTTTTCCTGTGGCCTTGTTCATTTCATCAAGTGCCTGTTTAGAAGCTCTGCCGTAAGTGTCTTGGTCAATCGCTCCCATTTTTAAAAGCTGATTTAATCGCTCCATTGTAGTAGCATATTTTTCAAAAGGTGTCCGAGTAGCTTCAAATATTCTCCTCGCTTCGGCTGTTGCATCTGAAAGTTTTTCTGTTGCCGCCGTTGATTCATCAATAGCGGGAACATAGCTTTGTTTCATTGCGGATGCCAGGTCTTCAGCTGAAGCGGTCATCGCGTCAAAGCTATCCCTTGCCTGATAATGCAAATCTTTTGCGGCGTTCATTGCAGCTTGTGCATCATTGCGTGATTCCATTGAAAACATTTTCCACATATCAGATTCTTTACCAAAAGACATTGCGCTACGAACGCGGAAATATGCTTGCTCTAATTTTAAATAACCGGCTAAAAATGTTAATTGTGCCGACGCAATAGAATAGATAGCACCTGCAGCACCTGCAGCAGCCCTGATTAATCCTTGACCAAGATATAATTGGAGATTTGCAACAGTAGCCGTTAGTTGCTCCATTTTTTCTTTTGTCGTTTTTTGCGATAAGTCATATCTACCTAACGCCTCTTTACCGGCATCAATAGTCGCATTAAGTATCGCTAACTTTCTATCCTTATCGGAAAGCTGCTCAACTGTCTTTCCTAATGATTTTGCCATTGCTTCGTTAGCCGAACCAACTTTCATAATAAGGCCAAGATTGTCAAGAATTAAAGGAGAACCACGCCCGACACCTGTTGCAATATCGTTAAAAGCTTGTGTAGTAGAAATGCCCATATCTCTTGCTTTAGCGCGAGCGATCTCCATTAATATTCCTAATTTCTCAATAGGAATACCAAGAGACATGGCGCGGTTTGCAGCCTCGGTTAATGACTTCTCGTCAATTAGATTAGCGGATTTTTCTCGTAAGGTTGCATAAAGTCTATCGGCATCTGCTCCCATTGCAGTGGCCATTGAACGAAAAGCCATTTTGCTTTGTTCAAATTGGGCAGAAATCTCCGCCATGTTCCATGCCTTACGCAATAAATAAATAACACCTATTCCGGCCATTAATCCCTTTAATGATGTTGCTACTCCATTAAAACCATTTTGCATAGTCTTCGCTGATTTTTGAATATCAGCGGACGTTTTTTTGCCTTGATTTCCAAAAGTTTCTAAATCTGCTTTGCCTTTTTTTAATTCTCGGCTGTCAACTTTAAATCCTAGACTTGCGAAGTCCATTTTTCTTCCTTTTGTTTTTCTTTGCTAACTGCCTAAACATTTTCTTTAGTTGGCTATCAATGTCTTTTCGCTTTTCGGTTACAGGTATAAATGGCGGTGGACAATTTGACTCTCTTGACTTATAAACTTGATCTGCATAAGCAACCGATAATGAATGGATAATTTCCAGCTCATAATAATCAAGATTAACAAAGTTATTCCAAGCATTTAAGTCGCTCCATGTTAAAGGGCTTTGACCGTCACTACCCACAACTCCTAACCGATTCAAGCACTCAATATAAAATCCAGTTCCTAGCGGCTCTGGTATCTCTTTTAAATTATCATTGACAAGTCGTGATTCATAACGCCTTACTTTTGATTTTTCTGGCGTTGTGTTTAACCACGCTTGTTGCCGGACAATTATTTCCCAACTTGCCCGGCACTCGGCAAAAAATTTGCGCGGTCACCGATGAACATGTCAAGCTGTTCAAAGAGCCACGGATAATCAGTCAAGAGGTTAACGGCATTGGCAAAACTAAAATCCACCTTTACGCCGTTCTCTTCAATACCTGACCAATCCAAAATGCAAACAGCAATATCTTCAATCCGCCTTTTCTTTGCCTTCTCGATATCTTCATCGGAAATCTCTTTTTTCTTTGGATTGCGTTTCATTGAGTCCATATCCTCACGAGCGTTTTTAATCGCCTTATCCATAAAGATTTTGGAATCCACGCCGACAACTAAAAAGGAAACTTCTTTAACTGGCTCTGAATATCCGGGCGGTGTCGGATTAAATATTACTCCCTTATTTGCTATCGTTCTTGTGTCAAACTGTTTTAAGTCCACAACCCCCCCTTATGATTCGCTCGGAGCTACTTCGATAATATCGTCGTCTATTTCAAGCAAGCAACTTGCATGAACGATGTTATCCACGCTTCCGATATTAGTCGTATAGCTGACAACCTGCGCGGAAAAATAAATCTCAGTAGTGTCCTGCAAAACAATCTTAAAGGCGTAACTATCGTCACTATCAAGAGCATCAAGCAAAATATCATGCCCATCATCTGAGGGCACTCTTGCCATCTGCATG